ATTATAATTCCAACAATTTCTTTTATTTCTATAATTTAAAATACGATTTTTATCTTCTATTGAAAATTTTGTATATACCGAATTAGTATTATTTTCGGTTATCATAATATAATATAAATCATTATTAGTATCAATAACTTTCCAATACATATTTTTAAATATAATTTCAGTAGACTTTTTTATTATTTTATAAGGTATACCATATTCTAATATTGTACAATTAGATGGTTCTTTGAAGATATTATTATAAGTATTATTTGTTACAAATATAATATTTTTTTCTGAATAATCATTTATATTTTTATTTATAAATTCTATATCTTGATAATTACAATTTGGATATAATATATCTATTAGATTTATATTAGATGGTAAATATATCCAATATTTATCTTTCAATATAAAATTTGTAGGAATATTATCCAATTTATTAATAATATCTTTCATATTTATATCAATTATGATATTATTATGAATAATTTCGATATTTTCAGATGATGTTTGATCAGAGATCATTATAATTATTTATTATTATTTCAATAAATAAAAATATCAATTTTTATCTATATGAGGTAGCCAAATAGACTACCATATAGATAAAATATTAAGTTTTCCTGTGAAATGTCGAGGCTTCTTCAATTGCTGTAAGCCAACCCGCCCATACCACTCATTATACGTAAGACATTGTAATTAGTAGTATAAATATTTAGCAATGAACCAGCAGCTGATCCAACAAAATTAGTAGCATATGTGTTATCTCTCGCGGCAGAATTATACATACCTACATCAACTTGAAGTGTAGCATTATCAATACGTGAGAAATTGCATGTACCTGTTGGTTGATGATCTTCAGCTTTAAGAGCAAAACTATATACGTTGATACCATCAGCAGGTGTGTTAGAGAAATGTTGGAATGGTTGTACATAGTTAAAATAATTACCATCACGAGCTTGGAAACGATCATGACCATTAAGTTGAACTTTAGCATTGAATACTGGGTTATCAGATCCATCTACAAAATTACCATAATTGTGATAATTAACAACACTTACAGTAGCAAGTGATACAATAGCACTGTCAAGAGCAGATAATTCAGCTACTGTCTTTGAAACATCTTCTAAGGTTAAATCATTTCTAGTTACAATAGTATTATTTAATATATCTGTCAATAGACTAGCTCCTGTTCCTGATGCAATAAGAGCACGTGTTGCTCCATTTGCAGGATCAGCTTGACATACAACTTTAACTTCAACTTTAGATAATAATGATTTAACAAGCATTGCTGCTTGTGATGTGTTATTAGTAAGTGCAGATAGAGGTTCAAATAAATCACCAGCGGCAGCAGCATTAGCTTCGCCACCAATATCAACATATAAAGCATTTGAACCAGATGTAAAAGCTGTTCCAGCTGCAGCAGATGCAACGTTATTACGTGAAGCAACATATAGTAGTTTAGCAAAACGATCTTTAGCAGTTGACCAATTACCATCAAATGCATAAGCTAACCATTCGTTACGATTTAGATAACGATCAAGATGGGGAGCCCATACAAGATATTTACTAGGATGGTTAAAGTTAAGACGATATTTATTACGTTCAGTTAGTGATTCAGATCCTGTAAATTGTAATTGTTCAATTAAATATTCATGAGCCGCTTGAGCAAAACGTTTACGTTCTTCAGAATCTAGATATACGTAATCAATTAATAGATATGAATCTTGCATTGATGGTAAATTATTAGTAGGAGCATTTGTAACTGTTCCATTCCAATTAATACAATCAAGAGCTTTTCTGAAATTTAAAGTAATACGAACATCATGATATTGTAAAGCAATAAGAGGAAGAGCTAATCCATTATTACGATTGAACCAGAATTGTAGAGGAACATATAATTGATAGGCGCGTTTAGGATTAGAACTTACTTCAGTTAAATTTTCAACATCACCAATCATCTTACTGTATCCACGTTGTTGGCCAGCTTTATGAGTTAATTCATACCAAATGTTTAGCCAATCACCATATTGTTCATCAATTTTAGATCCACCAATTTCAACTTTAACACTGTCAATCATAGCATGACCTAAACGGTTTACATAACCCCATTCATGACCAACAAGAGGAGTAACATCTGTTAGGGTTACAGCAACATACATATTTGTAATAAGATCACCATTACGATTAATGTTGCATGTTACGGTACGGCCAAAATCAGGAGCACCATTCCATGTTTGTTGAATAGGTTCTACGGCAAAATTAGTATGACGTCGATATACTACTTTAAAAAATGTAATTTGAGGACTTCCTGAAAGGTATGTGTCTTGTGCGCCATAAGCGACTAATTGCATTAAACCTCCACCCATTATCTATATATTTATATTTAGAAATAAATTTCAATATTTTTAAATATATTTAAAAAATTAAAGATTATATATATATATTTTTATAATATATATATAATATTTTTATATAATATCTATATTTCAAAATATTTAAACATTTTTTATATTATTTTAATATTATGTTTAATACCATTAAAAAAGTCAAAGCTCATAAAGAACTTAGAATCAAGGACAATAAACAAAAAAATAAAGAATATAATACATTAGATATAAAATATAAAGAAATGAATAATTATTTGAAAAATAAAAAAACTACCTTAAATGATATAAGCAAAGAATTAGATTCTATCAAAGAAGAACTTGATATTCTAGAGAAAAATAAAGAGCATTTTACATTAAATGAAATTAAAAAAAATTCAATACTATTAGATAGAAAATGTTATTTAGAAGATCAATATAAATTAATATCATCTAATTCTGAAATAATGGATTATTATGATATGGTTGGAGATGTTATAACTAGTTATTATATAAATAAAGATAATAATGATAATCAATTTATTGAAACAAAAAATATACTTGATTTTTTATCTAATACAAAACGTGTTAAAAAAAATAATTTAATGGAAAAATATTGTCAAAGAATAGATGGTATTAGAATAAATCATGATGATGGATCTAATAGAATTAAATATTGTGACGAATGTGATGTTGAAAAAATATTAGATATTACTGAAAGTGCATATATATGTCCATGTTGTGGAGATACTGAAAATGTTATTCTAGATGAAGATAAACAAATTAAAGACTATTCGCCTTATCGTAGATTAAATCATTTTAAAGAATGGTTGAATCAATTTCAAGCAAAACAAAATCCAGATATTTCTGAACAAGTTTTTGTTGATATTATTAAAGAACTTAATAAAATAAGATTTAATGATTTATCTAAATTAAATAAAAATAATATGAAAGCTATACTTAAAAAACTTAACTATAATATTTATTATGAACATGTTGCATATATCATTAATAAATTAAATAATTTAGATCCTCCGCGTATTACACGTGATATGGAGAGACTATTTATAAATATGTTTTATAAAATACAAGAACCATGGGAAAATAATAAACAACAATCTAGAAAAAATTTTCTTTCATATTCTTATGTATTACATAAATTTTGTGAACTATTAGATTTAGATCATTTATTAGGTTGTTTTCCACTTCATAAAGATTCTAATAAAATTATTGAAAATGATAATATATGGGAAAAAATATGTAGACAATTACACTGGGAATTTATTCCATCATTTACATAAAAAAATTATGATCAGATGAATCATCTGGAGGATCTTTATTATTAAAATTAGATTATAATTTTTCTTTTTGAAAAGGATATTTTTTTGATGACAACAACTTGTTAATTTAATATTATATTTTTATAATAGCATAAATAGGTTTGTGATCAGATGAATAATCAACAACTTCATTTCCATAAGTATAATATTCACATGAACCTATAGTAGTAAATATATTATCATACCATCCATATTTAAATATTCCATTAGGATTACCAAAAGAATTACAACATGTTTTAATTTTATAATTGTGTCGATCGTCATAAAATTTTATTTTATTAGATTTTATAATTTTTAAATAATTGTTTATATTATCTTGTAAATCTATATTAAAATCTCCCATAATTATAACATCATTTGTATTAAATATTATAGAATAACCATGTATAATATTATTTAATCTATCAAATACTTTTATTAAATCAGTTTTACTATGACGAAGATGTGGAAAATGACAATTGATTACAATGATATAATTTTTATTTATATTATTTTGAAATATAGTTATCAAACATGGTCTACTATCTACTTCTACTAAAGCTAAATTAAATGAATATTTTGTAATTAGTTTATATTTGAATTTATTATAAAATGTTATACATCCACTTCTAAATACTGTTCTTTTTTTAATATATACTTTATCATATTTATCAAAAAATTTATGTTTATTAAGTTCTATACGTAGATTATTATTCCATATTTGATCTCTATATGGATCTACTTCTTGTATTCCTATAAAATCATGACATGTAATATTTTTATATTTTTTTTTTACTGTATTTAAAGAATATATTGCAAGAATTTTTCCAATGGTTTTAGAACAAATATTTTCACTATTTTTCATACAATGTTCCATTTTACTTTTCTTATTAACTGCTTCTAATGCTTCCCAACATACATTAAATGAGACAATACTTAACATATTATTATTAATCATTAATATAATTCACAAAAGTTTTGCAAATTACTAAACAATTATAAAAATATATATTTTCTATATTGATATAATATGTATGGTATATTAAATTTTAAATCTTCCAAAAAAGATTCTTTATTATCTTTACTTAATAATAATAGTAGCGATCCTATACAATTAGATTTTAAAAATATGAGTGGAAATGCAAATATTCTATTTGATAATAATTCATTATTAATAAATATAAGTTCAAATAATATTATGCATTTAGGAAAATCTGAAATTAGTACAATTGTTGATACTAATATTAATAATGCAAAAATAACAAATACTCTTAGAACTAATAATATAAAACCATTAGAAGATTCATTTAATCCAAATAATCCAACTGGGCATATACTTAATTTAACAGGTAGTATTATAAATTTAGGTGATGCACATTCTACAGTTGTTGTTCCAGGTGTAACAACAACTGTTAATAGATCA